TAATTCCTCTATAATATTCTTGTAATTAGATTTATATACGCCATTACCTAATGCATGTAAAATATCGTCTCGCATTACTCTGAGAATAAATATATTTTTCTGTAATTTTTGTTTTGCTAGGTAAATGTTGGGCTTAAGTACCTCAACATAATATTTTCCGCCATTATCATTGCCTTCTATATCATAAAGATTTACTTCATTGAACTTATCCTCGATTTCCTGTAAAAGTGTTTTGAATGCCATTCTAGTTAATTTTTTTAAGCTCTTTTACTAATTCAAAATATCTTAATAAAGATAATACGTGATTATCTTTTATAATTTTAGACTCAGTAATGGTTGTAAGTAAATTTGATACCTCAGATAATTTGATTTGAACTACTTGATTATCACAATTCTTAATACTTTTATCTAAATCAGTCTTAATAGTCTTTATAGATGTAATTACATATTCATATAATGCATTCTTATCATTAGGAGAATTTGTGATATATAGCTTTAATAATTGCTTTTGATTTGGATTAAGGCCATTATACTTATTATTAAACTTCTCTAATAATATTTTATATGATAATACTCTAATATCTTTATCTTCTTTGCCAAACTCCGATTCAATTAAGCTTTCAGCACTAGGTAAATCTTCTGGTTTTCTGATTAAATGTTCAAATATACAAGATTTAGAATCTACTACTTCAACAGGATTATCAGCTTCAGCATATTCAAATAACTTATATATACTTGCTAATACTTTATAATTATTTACTTTATGTTGAAAAAAGTCTTCTAATTTATAGCTTTCGCGAATACGCTTAATTAAACTATACTTAAGTTTTTCTAAAGACTCTTCATTAACATTCTTTCTAGACTTTATAACTGCTTCTAATAATTGGGTAGCTTTCCAATCGCTAGATAATTTTTCATTAGTTAACGTTTGATATAATTTTAACTCATGAGATAAGCTAGATTTATTAGAAAAGTATTCTTTTACAATATTAATTGCCTTCGAATCCTTATTATTCAAAATATCAGCAGTAATTTGTCTTACTAATAATTCAAATATTATACCAGTGTTACGAAGCTTATTATGTTTAATTTTTTTCATACAGTATTAGTACTATGTATATATTACATTAATAATTATTTGTTACGTTAACAAATCATTCAGAAATATTAGATTCATCTAAAAAAGTACCTGCATCTGGGTCAGACTTCTTTGGCATTTTTATACTTTCCAATATTAATTTCTTTGACTTGGCGTGATCATTGATTACGAATCCTAATCTCTTTGCAGCATCTTTGCTATTAGATTTATTTACATTTTCTTTTACTGATAAATCTATCGCAGGTTTAAATGAGGTTGAGCCTATTGGATCTCTTCCAAATATATGAGCATCAGTGCCATATGCTGAACCACCACCTTTTGGTCTTCCATTATTTTTTGGCTCTGTTTCTACACCGGCATTTCTTTTACTTACATGTAATGAAGCAATATCATGCGGAGTACCAAATGATTCTCCTGTAAGTAATGGATCATTCCCTTCTTCTTCGATTTGAGTTTGACGGAATTTATTTTTCATATCATCTAATACAGCATCTCTTTCATCTTGCCATTCATTGTCAGATAATTTAAATACATGCTTATAAATCCATCCTTCAGATAATAATTTAGATTCTTGCATTTCTTTTGCTAGCTCAATCTTTTCTTTCCATAATGCAAGTAATTCTTGCTCGTAAACAATTGATGGAGTAGTCAATGCTATTTCAAAATTAACTAAATCTTCGTCTTTATATCCTTGAGAGAATAAATGAATAACTGCTATTTTAGTAAGCTCTGAAACAACGATTCTTTGAAATCTTTCTACTGTTCTAGCAAAACGAACATCTTCAGCAGCTAATAAAGCTTTACCTGATATACCTTCATCAAAAGTTAAAAATGCTTTAGGAATCTTTAATCCTGCTAACATTCTATTCTTTAAATATTCAATATCTTCTATACCGGTAAATTCCATACCTGATAAAGTATCGATTTCAGTTCCTGATTGATTTCCTCTTACCGGAAGATAAAAATCCTCTAGCATATTCATTAAATTGAATTTTAAATCATAATCACCTGTTTGTTGATCAATATATGGTTGCTTCTTCATTTTATTCATGATTTGCTGCATATAGTTATCAACTTCACTAGTAGGAATATTTCCAACGTCAATTTTAAAAATACGTCTTTCAGGGGCTCTCATTACACGATGAATTAACATCGCATCTTCCATCATCGTAAGCTGTTTCCAAACTTTACGAGCGGGCTCTAACATTGACTTACCGTAAGGTAAAAAGTTTGAATCTGTTAATAAACGGAAATGAGCAATCTCGTAATTCTTATACTTAATTTTATTATTGCCCATAATAGAGAATTGAACGTGATAAGGATTATTTGGATCCGTGCCTTCTTCTCTAATTACTTCATATGCTGATAATGGAGTTACATTTACAATACCAATTTCTTCTCTAATATCTAAATATAAATACATATCACCATATTTATTCATACTTCTAATCCACGGCCATAAATTAAACTCTACATTTAAAATATCATAGAATAAATTCTCTAAAACTTTTTTAATAGTTTCATCAGAACTTTTGATAGTTAATATTTCATCATATTCATTTTTACGAGTTGCTTCATCAGAATAAATATCTAATGCTGCTGAAATAATAGAATCCATATCCATTATTTCGTAATCAGTATAAAGCTCTGTTCTAGAACTTTGATAATTATAGTTATTGTTATAAGTAGATATACTAGGTTTTATTCCATGTAGTCTAGTAAATCTATCTACATATTTAGATTGTTCGAGGTTACCTGCAGATTGTAATCTATCAGTATCTATTACTTTCAATCCTTTTCCGCCACCTACTCTTCGTACAATAACGTTATTTGAAAACAGTCTACCTAATCTTGCTGAAAGTGATTTATCTATTAATGACATTATATATCTTTATTATAATTATATGTTTATTGTAATATTGCCTGGTTTTTATAGTAACCAACTTATATCTTCATCTTTACCGCTAACTTTCATATTCCATTGATTAGCTTGAGTATTATTTGATAATCTGCTATATACAGGAGACGATTTGCCTATTAGCCCTACGGTTTTTCTGTGAAGGTCTAAACCCTGTTGTCTTAATCTTAATGCTGTATCACGCACCCAAAGAGCTATACAAAAAGAAATAACCAAATCATCATTATAACCATATTGCGCTTCTGGTCTTGAACCATGCCAAATAAAATTCTGTAATTCAGCAATCGTTCTTTTACTGTGTATAATAGGAGTCTTATCTCTCATATACTCAACTAACTTAGATATAATTAAAGGACGATTTCTTGTTGTTTGAGAAAATCCCGGAGTCATTTTAGATTTAGTCGCTAAATCATAACCGCTTGTTATTTGTTGTTGAACATCTATAACTGCTAAGTCAGCACTACTATAAAATAAATTAACATATCCTCTATCAATTGCGGGTTGAATTGCTGCCCATCCTATATTAGCATTTTCAATTACTAGTAAAGCATCATTATATTCCGTCGCTATCCCAACAAGCATATTTCCAAAATCTCTAGGATCTAATTTCCCTTTATATTCTGCGACTTGTTCTACCGTCTCTATATCTATTATATGGAAGGCGGAGAAATCTGAAGCATCACCCCTTGAAACGTCTGCAACCACCATATATGATCTGGTATAATCAGGGACTTTCCAAACCCATAAATTTCCATCATATCCTCTTTTTTCCATTGGGTCGCAACACATTTCTGTATCTTCCCAATAAGACTTTAAAATTAAAGGATCAATTACTGTATTACCGGATGTCGTGAAATCGCAATCACATTCTTGAGCTGCTAATTTTTCTCCTAATTCAGAAGATTGATCATCTCTCCAAGCTTGATGTCTATCTGGGTGTACTGACCAATGTAATTTAATAGTATGAAAGTTATTTTGCCCAGATTCGGCCTTTTGCCACATACGATGAAAAAAGTTACCCATACCATTTGGCGTAGATAACATAATACATTTACCACCTGTAGCCATAGTTTGTTGCAAACCACCCCAAAGTTCTTCGATAGTATTGGATTCAATAAATGCTGCTTCATCAATTACTAATAATGAAACTGCTTCAGAACGTCCTGCGCTTACTGATGTAGAAGATGCTTTTACTTGAGAACCATTAGATAATCTTAATGATAATTTATTATCTTCTGTAGATTGAGCATTTTGCTTTATCCAAGTCGGTAGTCCATCATACATTACCCTTACTTTGGTAACTAAGTTTCTTGCTACATCTTGTCTTGTTGCAATGACTAAGCAGTTCTTATCTTCATGAAAAACCATTAACCATAAAATATATCCTGCTGATAATGTTGATATACCTAATTGTCTGGACTTTAAAATGATATTTCTATCATTATCCCTAAAATCATATAAGCATTGTTCTTGGAATGGATATAAATCAAAAAGCATTTTCCCTTTTACGGGATGTTGAATAACGCAATACTTTCTCATAAAGTATACAGGGTCTAAAGCGCATTTTCTGTATTCTTCTTTAATTAAATCCTTTACATTCTGCGTTCCTTGGACTTTACTTTGATAATCATTTACGTCTGCCATATTAGAATAACTTAAATAATAATAATGTAGTTATAATTCCGGTTGCAAACATAAAAGGAGGTTTTTGATACCACTTTGGATTTACTGTATCATATAATTTCTTCCAGGTTTTAGAGTTTTCCTCTAGATTATTGATTTGAATTTTTTGACCTGCGATAGTTGTACTATCCATTTTCATTACACTCTTATAATCAATAACTACTGAATTAAATTCTTTAATTAATATAGTATTGATAGAATCTCTGTGTTCTAATACTATAATATTATTATAGATGTTAAGTATCTTCTTCTTAGAAAAACATGTATCTATGGGTTGTGTATATACTCTTGTTATTGTTGCGAATAAAAGAAATATTAAAATTAATAACTGTTTCATTGTTTATAGTTTTTTACTGCCAAACTCATTTAAAAATATAATGGCGTTAGATATACTAGTATCAAATGTAGGAGTCTTATTTAATTCTTCCTGCAAATTATTAATAATAATAGATCTATTTTGTATGTTGTTAATTACTTCAACTTTTTTAATTGCGATGCTATCTAATTTTTTAGATATGCTATCATTTTGTATTACTCGTTCTTCGATTTCGTTTTGTAATACCTTTACATTTGCATTTAAATCTGTGATGTAATTCTTAATATAAAAGAAAATAATCACAAAAACAAATAAATAAATAGTATTAATTAATATTCGATATTTCATTTTGTTCTTCTCCTAATAATTGAGCACTTATCTTTTGAAAGTCCTCTTCCATTAATTTACTTAATTCTTCTTCTTTACCTTGCCAAGGTGATTCCCATGTTTCAATAGTTCCATCTGAATTAACGAATTCTGCTTTTGTCATCATTTCTTGAATTGCTTTCATTTCTGATCTAGCATCCTTTAACCAAGATTGGATATTTGGTTTCATTAGATTTTTAGCATATTCATCAAACGTACCATTTAATCTATGTTCATGTTCCATATCAATTACACAATCAAAGCACATCTTATGGACACTCCACATTTTTTTGTTGTACTTATTGTCTTTTATTTCGTTAGAACATTTAGGGCAGACATCAGGCATTCTTAATTCTTTTAAAGCAGCTCTAATAGCATCTAATGCTTTAGTGGTGTTACTTTTAAATCCTTTAAATTGTTCCCATTCTACACCATTACCGTCAACCCAAACATCTCCCACTTCATGTGTTTCTTTAGTAGCTTCATAACCTACAGATGTTTTATTTTGAGTTCGGTG